TTTGCTCCGGTCGGCGGCGGTGCTTTCTCGGGGAAAGATCCGTCCAAGGGAGATCGTTCGGGGGCTTATAAAGCTCGCGAAATTGCCATTCGCTATCTCAAAGAGCATCAGTTATCTCGCTGTGAGGTCCAGCTCTCATATGCCATCGGTATTGCTGAACCTTTAGCTTTATTACTAATTGTTTTAGCTAAGATAATAAATAATCCAATAGATGCAGTTAATGAAATAAGACCTTTAGCTATGTCACCCCAACCTACATCTTTAAATGTTTTCATTGCATTGGCTAAACTAGCAACTGATTCTATAGCCATTGCTAAAGATTTAGCACTGATTAAACTTTGTGCTAATTTCTTAATATTTGTCAATAGTGATACTGGATTAGCAAACATACTAGGATCAACTTGTTTATCTATTGTTGTTTTATTTAAGGCTGCTATACCTGCTAAAAGAGCACCTGTAACAAGTACTATACCAGTTATAGCTTTATAAATAGTGTCCCAATTCATATCATTATATGGTTTTACTATATCTGAGATTTTACCAATTATCTTTATTTCAGCAAATAGAGTCATTAATTTAGTTACTGATATAGGCTTTACTTTATTCATACCTAAAGAGAACAACCATAATTCTCCCATTAATGCACCTATAGCAGTTATAGATTTAGCTAGACTAGAAAATTTTATTTCACTAATATTCTTTACTGTTCCAGACAAACTACGTAATGCAAAAGATAGCACCATTAAACCAGACATGCTAAAATTCTTTTCAATTTTACCAATTGATTTACCAATAGCAACTAAGAATAATCCTAATTCTGTTAGTATAGCACCCATAGCTGTGAAACCTTTTATTAACTGATTTTTAGTCATTCCACCAAAGTCTTTAACAACTCCAGCCATTATCTTTAATGCTATAGATAATATTACCAAACTTGAAGCTATCTTATTAAAAGCATAATTAGTTTTATGTATATTTTCACCTATCTTTTCATAACTTGTTGTACCATTTGGAAATGCCATATTCAATAGTTTTAAGAATCCTACCAATTCTGTTAATAATGCTCCTATAGCACTTACACCTTTTATAAGTTCATTCTTACTTAACTTTCCTAAATCTTTAACTGTGCTAGCCATTATTTTTAATGCTATAGCTAAAGATATTAAACCTTTTATATTAGATGTAGCCATAGCTGCTTGTGGTGTTATTTTATTTACATACCTTGTTAAAATTTCCATAACAGCCATTAAAGCTAATACACCTCTCATGGCTTCACCATTAGACATACTAGATAATATAACTACTGATTTGGCAAGGCTCTTAACAGCCCAGCTAATACCTAATAATACACCAATTGTCTTAGTAGCATTAATAACAGATCCACTAGATTTAGCTATTGCTTTGAAAGTTAAAGTCATTCCAGTAAATAAAACAGCTATTGCAGATAGTGCGTTTTGAAGTTTGTCTTTTTCTATACCAGATAGTGATACTAAAGAGAATGCTAATATACCTACAGCTATAGCAATCTTTAATATAATATTAGCTTTGATTGTATTTTGTAATGCTGTTAATGTACTTTGCAAACTTTCTAATACTTCTTTTATATTTCCAGTAACTTTTTTAATATTTTCAAATATATCAACTTTAACTAAAGGTTTATTACCACCAAATAAGTCTTTAAAGAATTTTCTTATTTTTAAAACTATACTTCCAATTAAAACTTTAATTAATAAGTCTCCAACTTTTGAAGCATTACCATTTTTAATAGAATTTCCTATAGACTCAAATATTGAATGAAATGCATTCTGAATAGTTGTAGCTATAGTTTTTACTATTTTAGATATAGTAGTTCCTAAATATGTAAAGAAATTCTTTATTCCAGTACCAATATGTGTTAATAATTTTATACCAACTGTTGATATAAACTTAGATAATGCCATAGTAGCTTTGGCTAATGGACTTAATATAGATCCAAAACCGTAAGCTAAATTTGTAACTATACTTAAAATTTTTTCTAGATTTTTTGAAGATAATATATGCTCTTTAATCCATAATCTAAAACTATTTATTAAATCACCTATATTGCCAGTTGTCTCTAGAAGATTAAAGTTTAACTGTTCTAGTATTACATTAACAAATCTAATAATAATTTGTGATAAGAATTTTATGATATCAGCACCTATACCTAATATAGAGAATAACCCTCTAAATGTTCGCATTATATGTTCAGCATTTCTAGTAGTAAAGTTTTTTAAACTCTCAGTTATTTTATTGAAACCAGCTATTAAATTAAATAATTTATCGCCATTTAAAGGTTCAAAAACAGCTTTAAAACCATCACCTATAGCCTTAAATACTGTATATATAGCAGTACCAATATTGGTTATGCTTCTAAATATCAGAAAACGTCCATTAAGATTATCTAAATTCTTAACTAATTCATTAATTGGCATACCAGTTTTTCTCATTAAATCAATCAATTGTGATAAAGATGCTGCTTGTTCTTTAGAATATCCTAAATTTAATAATTGTTCTTTATTGAAAGTAGTTAAAGACTCTAAATATGCTTCTTGTGATTCGGTGTTAAGAGCAGTATTTCTAGCAATTTCTTGCATAGTTCTAACATGTTCTCTTAGTTTATGTATTTCATCATCATTATATCCTTTAGCTTTTAATTGATCATTAGTTAATTCACTTAGTTCTCTAATTGCTGTAAATTTTTCTCCAATTACATCATTAAGGACATCATAATTCTTTTCATTAGTATCTATTAATTTATCAGTTTCATTTGTTAACTTTTTTGTAGTTTCAGCTGCTTTTTCATCTAATCTAACTTTACTTTTTAATTTTTCATTTACTAAATTTTGAGCTTTAGCATAGTCAAAACCTTCTTCAGCTAACTTTTCAAAACGTTTCTTGCCACTTCCATAGTCGCCTTTTAGTATTGAATCTACTACTTTTTTATAATCATCCAATGATTTTGTAATTTGTTCTATTGGTTTTGAAAAAGTTTTAAAACTTGTCATTACCTTATCAACATTTGTTTTTAAATCTTTAAAAGATTTAGACAATGCACTGTTTAATATTTTATTTCTAGCATCAGCCATAGTGTCTATAACTTTGTTTATAGCATTACTTATTGGTGTTAAAATTCTCTTTGCTTCATCTATATCACCAACTAATATTTGCCATGTTTGTGCCCAACCAGACTGTGCTGTTTCTTTAGCTATGTCAAATACTTGTGTTAATTTACTAACATCTCCAGCTGCTGAATAAGCTCTCTTACCTAATTCTGTAGTTTCATCAGAATATTTATTAAGAGTCTTAAGTAAGACTTCTGATGTTAACCATTGTTCTTTAAGACCATCTTTAAACATTCCTTGTAAATTAAGTGTCTCTTTACCAGCCGTATACATGTCTTTACCGGCAACTTTAACTTTACCCATTGACACAGCTGTATCAATTAAATTCTTCTTAAAATCAACAGTAGCCATGTTAGCATTCTCTATTGACTTCCAGTCTATCATTTGTACATAACCCATTGATAAAGCTTGAGAGAAATTATACATTGCTCTAGATGCTTCTTCAGCACTTGCTCCAGAAATAGCAGCCTCATTACTGATACCTTTGATAGCTCCTACAGCATCTTTAAGGTTTACACCAGCATTGGTGAACTTGCCTATATTTTGTGTCATATCTGAGAACGTATATATAGTTCTATCGGCATATGTATTTAATTCGTCTAGATATTTATTAACAGTTTGAACACTTTCTCCAGTTGAAGACATAATTGTTTTAACAGAATTCATTTTTAATTCATATTCATTAAAACCTGTTTTGACTGGATCAATAGTTAATGCTGACATCATATTCTTACCAGCATTTATTGCAGAGTTAGTTATGTTAACTAAAGCTGTTGTACCTGCAATTTGAAGTGCTGAGAATTTTACTTTAATAGCATCTACTGCAGATGATAATGGATCTAATTTGATATTATTAATACT